GTCCGGCGACGATCGCGATGTGGCCGAGTTCTTGGACGGCGTCGAGTACGTCGCGCGGGCAGTCCGGCTTGAGGGCGATCTGCCAGGAGCCGAGGGCGGTGTGGACTTGGGTGACGGGCATGTCAGCGCCTCGCCGTGTAGGTGGCTTCGGCGAGCGCGCCGATGTACATGTTCCGCAGGTCTGTCGCGGCGTCACCGGACACTGCGCTCCCGCCTCCGGCGACGACGCCGAGCCAGAAGTCGAGCGTCGCGGTGGTGGCCTTGGACACGCCGAGGTTGGCATGCGCGGTGAAGGTGCGGGCGCTGCCGGCCGCGGCCCGGTTGCCGTCCGTGTCGTTGCCGGTGGCGACGACGTAGCCGGACGCGGCGGCGTTGGTGTTGGTCTCGGAGGTGGCGAGGTACACGGCGAGGGTGGAGGCCGCGCCGGACTGCAGGTAGCCCTCTACGAAGCGAGAGCCGCGGCGCAGGGTGAGGTCGAGGGTGACGCGGCCGGGGGAGCGTGGCGCGGTGAGGCGTAGGACGCACTGCTCGACGTCGTTGCGGAGCATGGTGGCGGAGTCCCAGGCGGCGACGTTGGAGCCGCCGACGGTGATGTTCCACCGCTTGGAGTGCCAGGCGCCGCCTGTGTAGGACTGGACGTCGAGGACGCCCGCCGTGGCGGTGGGGGTGACGTTGACGAGGGCGTTGCCGAGAGTCCACGCGGCGACGGGCACGGGCTGGCCGATGCCTTCCAGTTCGAAGCCGGAGCCCGTCGCGGTGGCAGTGTCGTTGATGCGGACACGGCCGTTCAGGTAGTTGGCGGGGTCGCAGCCCCAGCGGGGCGAGGTTCCGGCGGGGATGCCGCGGTAGACGGTCATGGCGCCATCGGCTCCCGTGCGGGTCATCAACGTCGGGTTGGTGGCGCCCGTGTAGTAGGTGGTGTGGCCGATCGGCGGGGCGTGCCAGGTCTCCCCGGTGAGCGCGAAGTCGTTGGCTCGGACAGCGCCGGTCAGCCTGCTCTGCAGGTCGACTTCGGAGGCCGCACCGAGGCGCGTCAGGGCGACCTTCCAGGTCGAGGTCACCATGTCGCCGACGAGCTCGCGCAGCACCGCGCTGGAGCTCTTGACTGTGTAGTAGCCGTTGCGTTCCGGCTTGTCCGTCCACGTCACCGCGATCGGGGTGCCCTGCTCCAAGGCCTCCAGGTTGTCGTGCCGGGCTACGAGTACGGCACGGGTCAGGGGCGGATTGGACTCCTGGCCGTCGAGGTCGAGGGTGCGGTCGTCTCCTGCCGAGGCCTCCGTGACGGTGAAGGTTTCCCGCAGCGTGGTGCGGCCGAGCTGGATCGTGCCCCAGGTGCCGGTCATCAGCGGCTCCTCCCCCGGTCGTAGTTGCGCAACGCGTCCTTGATCTCGCCGACCATGGCGTTTGCTGCGGCCCGGCGCTCTGCCGCGGATGACATGTCGAAGGAACCGCTGATCGTCAGGTTCTGGATCGTGATCGTGGCACCGGCTGCCGCCGTGGCTGCGGACACGGCCGGGCTGCTGCTGGTGGCGGCTCCGACTGTCGGCAGGCTCGGCGACCCCACGCCGAGGGGCATGCCGGCGATGTCGCCGGTGATGCCTTGCAGCTGCGCCCGGAGGTCTGGCACACGGGACGCGATGCCGCCCATCAGGCCGTCCATCAGCAGCTTGCCGGAGGGGGTGAGGATGCGGGCGTCGACCTTGGGTGGGCCCTTCCAGTCGGGGAGGTGGCTGGTGAGGTCGAGGAGAGTTCTCTCCACGGCGTAGAAACGGGACTGGATGCCGCTGATGAACGAGTTGATGACGGACTGTCCGGCCCGGTACAGGGAGGACCCGAGGTCGTCGAACACCCCCATGACCCGACTGGGTATCTCGACGAACTCCCTGACGACGAGGTCCTTGAACCCGACCAGGACATCCCGCGCCGAGCTGATCGCCCCGCGGTAGTCGCCGTTCAGGAACTGGGTCAGCATCCGCAGGGCGGGCACGACGATCTGCGTGAGGGCCCGTGCGAAGTTGTCCGCGAAGATCGCGGCTAGCTGGCCGATTGCAGAGATGATCGGGATCAGGAGCGGCATCATCGCCTTCAGCTGCTCGCCCAGCAGACGCGCCAGCAGTTGGAGGAGGGGCGCCAGGGCCGCAGCGACCTGGGCAAACGCCTGGCCCAGCTGGGCGAGCGGCAGCTCCTGGATCAGCTGGGTCAGAATCGGCAGGAGAGCGCCCGTCAGGGTGGTGAGGATGTTGACGAAAGGCGTGAGCAGTGCGGGCAGTTGAGCCAGGAGCGGCATCAGGAACGCGCCGATCTGATCAGCCGCCGCCTGGATCACCGGCGCCAGCTGCCGGAAGATCTCGGCGAGACCGGCGAGGATCGGCGAGAGTGCGCCGAGGAGCTGGCCCGCCAGCTTGCCTGCCAGGGTCAGCAGCGGCCCCGCTGCGGTGATCAGCTGGCCGACGGCCTGCGCGGCGGACAGGAGAACTGGGGCGAGCCCGGCGATGACCGGCCGCAGGGCGTTGCCCAGAGTCTGGATCAGTGCCTGCACAGGCGGGGCCAGGGCTTGGATGACGGGGGCGAGGGCCATCAGCGCCTGGCCGAGGAGTGGGGCGACCGTTGTTGCCAGGGCGTTGAACGTGCCGAAGAGCGCGGTCAGGGCGCCCTGAATTTCGGGGGCGGCGGTGATCCGCCGCAGTTCCTTGAAGACCGACCCCAGCATGCCGAGGGCGTCTCCGCCCGCCGATCCGGCGGCCTTCAGAACGTTCCCGACCGTGCCGAGGACGTCACCGAGGAGACGTCCGAACTGGCCGACCAGATCCAGGGCCCGGTTGATCGTGTCGGTGAGGCCGCCACTGGCAAACGACTTCGCGAGCTTGTCGCCGAACGAGCCGACAGTGTCGGCGATCAGCTGGGTGACGCGCAGGAACGCCGGGCCGGCCGCTGCGGTGAGCTGACCGAACATGGTGACCAGCCGCGCCGGGACCTGCTCCAGCGGCTTGAGGCCGTTGTTGATCCCTTCGAATGCCGTTTTGAGGGTGCCGGTCTTCGACAGGTTCCCGACCGCGTCGAGGGCGTTCAGGGCGACCTGGTTGAGGATCCCGGCGGTGCCGACCAGCCCGGCCTGCAGATCCGGCAGGACCTGGTGCGCCACTGTGGTGAGCCGGTCGCCGATCCCGGCGAACATGGCCTGCTGAACGTCCAGCTTCAGGGCATCCCAGGCGGGCTTCAGGGCGATGACCGCGTTCACGAAATCCCTCGCGGAGGGGGCAAGCTTCGCGATCGCATCCGCCGCGCCGCCGGCCGCGGCGCCGGTCTTCTGCATCGCGTCCGTGACAGCCTGCTGCGCCTGCGCGACACGGATCGCACCGTCCTCCGCAGCCTCGACCTCCGATATGCGCGCCTCCGTCAGGGCCTGCGTCTTGTCGAGGACGTCCTGCTGCGCGTTCGAAACGTCCTGGGTCGCCTGCACGACCTTCTCGTTGCCGTCGACGCCAGCCTTCGCCGCGTCCGCGGCCTCCTGCTTGAGGCGCTGCTGGGCGAGGGTCTGCTCGTTGAGGTGCTGCACGGCCTGGTCGTAGGCGAGCTGTGCTTCCTGCCTCTGCTCCTCGGTGGCGGTCGGGTCGGCGAGGGTCTTGTCGAGGTCCTCTTTGGCTTTCTGGACGTCGAGGACCGCCTGCCGGTGGTCCAACTCGCCGTCGATCAACTGGTTTTGGTAGTCCTCCAGCTGCTCCTTGGCGGCCTTGCGGGCCTGGATGAGGTCGAGCTGGGCCTGCTTCTCCTTCAACTGCGCGGCGGTGAGGTCGCGTTCGGCGGCGGCGACCTGCTGGACGGCGTGCCGGTTGGCGTCGGCCGCATCCCGAATGGCGATCTTCAGGGCGGTCTGGGCGTCCGCGAGAGCGTGGGTGGCGGTGGCGGCCCCGCCTGCTCCGCCGACGGCGGGCTTGAACGCCTGCGTGAAGGCATCGCCGATCCCGGAGGTGCCGAGCTTGATGGCGCCGAACGCGGCGATGAGGGAGCCGAGCGCCGGGGCCGCGACGGCGGCGGCCGGAGCCATGGAGATGATCGACTGGACGAGGGAGGCAAGGGTCGGCACCGCACTGCCCGCTGCGAGGGCGAGCCCGGACACGCCGCCGCCGAGCGCACCAACGCCGCCAGCCGCACTGCTGGAGCTCGGCCCGAGCCGGGCGAGCTGCCCGAGGAGCCCGGAGAGGCCGTTGTTCTCGACCTCGACCCGCACCCGCCGGTTGCGTGTCAGCTCGTCCAGGCGCGCGCGGGTGTCCCCGGCGACGAGGTTCGTGCGGACGTCGATGTGCCGGTCCCGGGTGAGCCGGTCCAGCTGGGTGAGGTAGGTGTCGGCCTTGAGGCGTGGCGTGACCTGAACGAACTGGTCGCGGGTGAGTCGGGAGAGCTGCGTCAGGTAGGTGGACGGGTCGCCCATCACGGGCGTGATTTTGACGGTCCGGTCTTGGATGAGCTTCTTGATCTGCGCCTCGACCGAGGCCAGCGACGCGGACGCCAACTCGACCTTGATCTGTACCTTTGCTGCTGCGCCGAGGGCCTTCAGCTTCGCCTTCGCGTCGGCGTCGTCAACGATGACCTTGAGCTTGGCGGTGACGTCCCGCGCCAGCCGGTCCAGGCTGGCCCTGGCATTGGTGTCGTTCAGGCCGACATTCACCGTGACGGTGATGTCCTTGGCGAGGGCAGCGAGCTTCGCCTTCGCGGCCGTGTCAACGACCCTGGCCGTCGCTGTGACGGTGAAGGCCTTGGCGAGGCGCGCGAGGGCGGTCTTCGCCGGGCCGTCGGCAACGCTCACCGTCGCCTTCACGGCTCTCGGCTTCGTGAGCCCGGCGAGGCGGGACTTCGCCGCGGCGTCGTCGACCTGAATGCCGACCTTCACGGTGAGGGGCTTGGCCAGCTTGGCGAGGGACGCCCGCGCCGCCGTGTCGTTCAGCTTGACGAGGGCCGTGATGTCGAGCTTCTGGCCCTTCAGCTTGGCCAGGGACGCGTCGTACTTCGCCCGGTCCATCGTGACCTCTACGAAGCCCTCGGCCACACGAAACGCCATCTACTCCACCTCCTCCTGCGGTGCCACCCGTGTGACGCTGATCAGACCGGGATGGGCCACGCGCATCGCCGCGAGTTCCATGTGCTGCCTGTCCTGCGACGCCGGGGCCTCGCTGTGCGTTGCCGGGGCCGCCTCGCGCTGTTCCTCGGCCCGGGCGGCGATCACCCCGCCGTACACCGCCACCCGCTGCGCCAGGCTGAGGAACCGGGGCCCGTCCAGGTCGTCCGCGCCGATGTCGATGCCGTAGAAGCGCAGGAAGTCCGCGTCCAGGTCCGGCAGGTAGTCGATGACCCACCCAACCTGCGCGACCCGGTCACGGAGCGGCCTGGCCCACGTCAGGCACGCCCTTTTCCCGACTCGTCCACCGGCCCGGCGAGGTGCGAGACGGCGGCTTCGATGATCTGCGCCAGCTCCTCGTCGCCGACCTCGGCCGACTGCTCCAGCGCCTCATACGCCTCCGGGCCGAGGAGCCGCTCCAGGAGCCGCTGTGCGGCGGCGTTCTCGCCCATCGTGCGGGCGAGCCGCAGAAACTCCAGCGTCAGGCCGGTAGGCACCTTGGAGGGGATGCGGTACGGGACGTCCTGGCCGTCGTCGCCGGTGAGGTAGAACAGCACGATGCCCGGGTCGGCGGTCTTCTTCTTCCTGCCGATCCGGACCGGCTCGAACGGCGCCGGGGACGTGACGGCGGAGGGCTCGACCTGGGGGCGCTTGGCGGTGCTAGTGCGGGAGGTGGCCATCGGTTGCTCCTGTACGGAAAGGGGGAGGGTCGGCGCTCCGGCGGCGAAGGCCGCCGGGCGCGGTTACGAAGTCGCCTCGACGATGTGGAAGGGGGCGATGGACGCGGTCACGTAGTGCGCCGTGAACTTCGTCTTGAAGAGCGTCTGCTTGTCCTTCGTGTACGCCATCCCGACCGAGTCGGTGGACAGGACCTTGCGGACGATGGCGCGCCGCCGGAACGAGTTGGCGCCCCAGCCGTCGAAGAGCATCGCCGTGTAGTTCGGCTGCGTCGCGCTCGAAGCGAACAGCGGCTCCAGGGTCTTGTAGCCCGCCCCGGTGGCCGCCGTGCCGCCGTTCAGCGCCACCGACAGGTTCTCCAGCGTCGCCTCCGCCAGCGACGTTTCGATCATCATGTCTCGCTTGGTCAGGCGGGACCCGGCCCGGTCGACGATCTGGTCGACCTCCAGTGCCGTGTACGTCTGGTCGATCGTCAGCGTCACCCCGTCCTGGGTGCCGCCCATGTCCGTCCACGCGGACGCCTGCGGCGTGGCGTTGACGGCCGCGTCGGCGGGCTCGGTCGCCCCGTACGTGCCCTGGTAGAGGGTCGCCGGTCCGAGGATCAGGTTCGTCGTGTTCACGGACATGGATCAGTCCTCCTTCGCCGCTGGTGCGGCAGTTGTCGCCCGGACGGGCTCGGTGACGGGACTCGGCGAGGCGGAGGGTTCCTCGACGAGCAGGCCCTGGGCGTGGAGGTCGAGGTACTCGGCGGGTGAGACCTCCACCTCCACGTCGGGGCGGAACGTGGTGCGGACGACGGTCATCGGTAGTCCTCTCGCCGCAGGGGGAACTGGTGGTGGCTGAACTGGGGGTGGAACTGCAGGGCGAGGGTCTGTTCCGGTGGGATGCTGCGGGGGCATTCGATGACGCGGGCGCCGGCGATGAGGAACTCCAGCTCTGCGCGGTTGTCGTGGACGAGGACGAGCCCGTTCCAGGTGAGGAGGTCGCGGCTGGTTTCGCCCTGCAGCGCCCATCGGGTCACGTCGCCACCTCGACCCAGTTGAACGTGAGGCCCAGGTTGAGGCGCGCGTACGAGGCCTCGTCGTCGGGTACGCGGCGCGGCTCGTACGTCGAATACACGGACAGGGCCCGGGCGTTCGGGTACCCGGCGGGCAGCGTCAGCAGCCTCGGCGTGCTGATGCTGTCGTAGCAAGCGGCCTGGATCTGCTCCGCCAGGAAGCCGGCCTTGTTCCACGGCGGCCGGTTCGACTCCGGGCTGACAGCCCAGCAGTCCACGGACACGACGGGGGCCCGCAGCGGCACGTACAGGTTGGGGGTGCCGCCGACGGTGGCGACGGTCACGAACCCGGACGCCGCCCACGTGGCGTTGCTGCGCGGCAGTGTGGTCGCGACGATGTCCCCGACGACACCCTTCAGCCAGGCGGCAGCGACGAGTTCGGTGCTCGCGCGTAGCAGGACGCTCATCGCAGCTCCCTCGGCTGGAGCAGTGCGGGTCGCAGGAAGGGGTACGCGGGGGTTCCGGGGTGGTTGACCTTCGCTACGGGATGGTCGGCGCCGGGCCAGTACAGGGCCTTCTTGCCGTTGGGGCGGATCACGTGCGGGGCGGTGCCGTATTCGACGTACCGCCAGTACGGGACGTCTGTGGACACGCGCAGGGTGAGGCCTTCGACCTCGGCGGTGATGGAGGCTTTGAGGCGGCCGGTGTTGACGCGGGCGAGGCCTTGGGCGGTGGCGGCGATGTCGTGCCCGAGGTGCTGCATGACGGTGTGCAGGGCGGCGTCGAGGTGAGCGTCCGCGCTCGGGTCAAGCTTGATCGTCATCTCCGCCGTCCTCTCCAGACAGTGGCGTGCAGGGTGGCCGCCCGGTCTCCCCGGGCTGGTGGCCGTGGTGCTGTTCAGTTGACGAGCGTGAGGTCGAGTCGCAGTTCCGGTGTGAAGCCGACCGCGGCGAGCTGGGTGACTGCCGTGATCGCGTAGATGCGGCCGGTCCGTTCGTCGCGGAGCCGGTCCTCCTCCGTGACGCTGGTGCCGACGGGGAGCCGCGCGGTGGCGTAGCGGACGACGCGGGGTGTCGCCGAGTTCGGGGTGGTGATGCTGCGGGTCCGCTCGATCAGGCTCGCCCGGACGCGGGTCAGGGTGTCTCCGCCCGCTTCGGAAGCGGAATCAAGTTGATCACCGAACGTGTCGGTAGCGGTCCCCCGCAGTACCGTCACCCAGGTCGTCGGAATCACCCCAAGTCCTCCATTGGCTTCCAGTTCTGCAGGACGTCGTTCTCCTCGGCGAGGGGGTTCGCGAACCACGAGCCGCCGTCGACGAACGGGCTGCGCACATGGATGGTGCGGCTCCTGCGCCACGACAGGCGGTTGATCGCGCGGGCCGCCATCGGCGCCAGAACGAGCGCGTTCTCCTTGAGGCTGGCGGATACTCCGTCCTGGGTGCTGGCCGTCAGATCCAAGTTCACGAGGAGGCCCGGCTGCCCGGCCGCCCACGCCGCCTGGAAGGCGACGGCCCGGCCCAGCCAGTACACGTCGCGGGGGCGCAGGCGGGCTGTCTGGTCGAAGGACCGTCCGACGAAGACCTCGATCATGGCCTGTGCCTGGAGGAGCTGCTGATCCGCCACTTCGACGCCGGTGACTTCGGCGGTGGTGGTGGCGTCGGCCCATGCGTTGACCACAGCTCCTCCTTCCTGCGGGTGGTGCCCTGCGCCGTCGCGTGGCCGACGGCGCAGGGGGACCGGCTGGTTCTAGCCGACGAGGATGGACGCGCCGGCGGGGTGGCCGTAGGCCCAGCCGCGGCGGGCGCGCATCTTGAGGAGCGACTCGTCGGTGAGGGCGCTGGTGCCGTCGCGGCCGTCGATGAACACGGACTCGGGGCCGGAGCGAACGCCGAGGAGCATCAGGTCCGTCGACACGAAGCACATGAGGGGGCGGCCGGTCGGCGCGGAGGTGGCGGTGGCGGAGGTCTTCGCGCCCAGTGACCAGCGGATCGGCACGCCGAAGATCGTGTCAGGGGTGCCGGAGTCCGCGCCCTGCCCCTGCACGAAGATCGGCTCGCCGACGGAGTCCTTGACGCCACGCAGCGCCTTCTTGAAGGTCGGGTGCGCGATCGCGAGCGTGGTCGACGGGTCGTAGTAGTCGCCGGCCTCCAGGAGGCTGACGGCGGTGTTGAACTCGTCGTACTGGACGTTGCCTGCGGTCGCGGCGATGGTGATGTTCGCCCCGCCGGTGTAGTTGAGGGTCGCGTCGGTGGTGTTCAGCAGGTAGTACAGGGAGGTGAAGGGGACGCCGGTTCCGGTGGCGGCCGTGACGCCCAAGCAGGCGTTGTCGAGGATCTTGGCGTACGAGATGCCCCAGTCCCGCATCTTGGTGGAGAGGATGTTGGCGAGGGAGTCGTTGATGTCCTCCTCCGCGATGCGGATGACCTTGCCGAGCTTCTTCGCGTAGAGGATGACCTCGTCGTTGAGGGAGGTGTCCTCGCCGTACGCGGAGCCCTTGTCGACGAAGTCCACGCCCATGCCGGCGGAGCGCGGGGTGTGGCGGGTGTCGGAGCCCATCGGGATGCGGGAGGCCAGTGCCTCGACCGCGGACGTCTGGGTGATGCGGGTGATGACCTCGGAGCCGTACTCTTCCGGGATCCACGGCTCGAACGTGTTGCGTGCCATGCGGCCCTCCTGGGGCGGGTGATGGGGCGGAGCTGGTGGGCTCGGGCCCCATCACGGGCGCCTCGAACAGGTGGGCTGCCCGATCACCGGGCTGCGCGATCACACGATATGGGCGAGGGTCAGGAGCCTCCCAACACGCGGGCCGCGTGCTGCTCCCAGCTGTTCTTGGGCTTCTCCGGTGCGGCGGCCTTGGGGGCACCCGTGGGGCGGGGCTTCGCCTTCGGCTTCTCCGCCTCCGGCTTCGTGAAGAACTCCGGGTACTCGGCGCGCAGCCGGTCGATCTCCGAGTCGAGGCCGATCACGTCACCGTCGTCGTCCACCGACAGGGACTGCGTGTCCAGGAGCCGCAGGACCCGGTCGGGGCCTCCGGCGACACCGGCCTCAGCCAGGGCAGCCCGGGCGGCCTGACTGACGATGCGGGGCTTCCACGTGTTCTCGGCTTCTTCGCGGGCTTCGCGCAGCGCCTTGTCGAGGTCGCCCTCGTTGGCGCGGTCGCGGTCCTCGCGCTCCTTCAGGGCGAGGCGGTGCCGCTTCGCGTCGTCGTTGGACTTCTTCAGGGCGGCCCGGAGCTTTGCGAGTTCGACCTCGGCCTTGGTGAGAGCCGGGTCCTTCTTCGCGTCGGGCTTCGGCGGTTCCGGCTTGGGCTGCTCGTCGTCCGGCTCGTCATCGGCGCCGGTGTCGTCCTCGGCGTCGTCGAGGTCGGCGCCGTCCATGTCGACGTCACTGTCGCCGTCGTCCTCGGCGCCGCCCGCGATCGGGTAGATCGGGCGGCCGTCGGCACGGTGGCCGAGGATCGTGTGCGGGGGCAGGCTGATAGCGGGGCGGGGGGCTCCGATCACCGGAACGTCCACGGGGTGTCTCCCATCACGGGGGCGGATTGTTGACTGGCCGTGACCGTAGCTCCACGTCACGGCAGGTTTGTGATCAGCCGGTGGGTGCTGTCCGGTCGAAGTGGCCTTCGCGGACCGCCCGGCGGGCTTTCGCTGCGACACGGGGCGGCAGGGTACGGCCCGAGGCGAGGAGGGAGCGGGCCGCGCGGATACGGGCGGCGCCGGACTCGGACGGCAACGCATTGCCCAGGGCGACCGACTCGGCGGCCTGCTGCTGCAGGAAGTCCGGCAGCCCGGCTGCGCGTCGCCACTCCGGAGACCACGGCACTGCACGGCACCGGCAGGCCGGGTGCAACGGCGGCCCGTCGATCGCATCCGGGCCGCTGCCACGCTGCAGCGGGTCGAACGACCGGCCCCCGTCGAAGTCCTCGCCCGGCCCGGCGACCTGGCCCGAGTACGCGGCGCAGTTCACGCAGGCGTCCAGCTCGGCGATCCAGATGCGACCGAACCCGAGGTCGTCGGCGACAGCACGGGCCCCGGTGTTGACGGCCTGATGGACGAGCCAGGCGACGGCCGTGCGCACCCTCGCGATGGCGGCACGGGCCACGCCGAGCGCCGCGGCGACGAGCCCGAACGGCTGCCCCTCGACCAGCCCCGGGTCAAGCAGGGCAAGCGCCCGCCCGATCTGGGTCTCCACCGTCCGCTCCAGGCGGTCGAGGACCCGGCCGGTGTCGGGGTGGGCCCGTGCTCCCCGGCCGGCGGCGCGCGGGGGATGCCCGGCGGCGCGGGCGAACGCCTGGGCCTGCCTGACGCCGAGCTTGAGCGCCCCGGGCATGGCCTTGCGCAGGGCGCGGACCGCGCGACGGCCCAGCCCGGCGAGAGCCTGTTCGACCTTGGCCGTCACCGTTGCGAGGAACTCCGCCAGTTCCTTGCCCGCCCCGACGGCGGCAACCGATCCGAACGCGGCGACCCACAAGCCCGCTGCTGTGGCGAGCAGTTCCTCCATGTGGGAGTCGCTGTCGCCAACGGCCTGCCGGGTGACGGTGTCCTCGTAGGCGGCCGCTTCGTCGGTGTGCTGGGCCTGGGCCAGGTCGGCGAGTGTGGCGGCGGTCATGCGCCCTGCCCGTCAGGGGGGACGATGGCCGGCCGCGTGGTGAGGGCTTGGATGAGTGGGTCGATGAGCTGCTGCGCCTGACCCTGGTCGATGGCGTTCAACGTGACGGCGGAGCCGATCTTCTGCAGGGAGTCGGCGAACGAGGCGAGGTCGGCGAGGCGGTCGCGGAGCTGTGCGGCATCGTCCGTGGACTCCTCCAGCCACGCCTCCACCTGGTCGTCGGTGTAGCCGCCCTCCACCAGCACCTGCCGCAGCGGCACACCGAGCTTGGTCTTCTGCTCGGCGGCGAGCCACCCGAAACGGTCGTCGGTCGCGGAGGCCGCAGCCCACCGCACGTCAACGACCGGTTCTTCGAAGCCGAGGAGGCGCAGGGCGAACGTGAACACGTCCTGCCACGTCCCGCCGAAGGACAACTGACGGTTGCGGATCTTCTTGGTGAACGGCGCTTCCTTCGCTCGCAGGGACTCACCGGACGGGGCGTCACCCTGCGGGTCGAACAGGTGCAAAGGGGTGGTGGTGGACTGTGCCATCGCCCGTACGTTGAACATCACCGGGTCGAGGAACACGTTCGGCTGCGCCGCATCGAACTGGCCAACGGCCTTGAAGCCCCTGAGGAGCATCACCTCGCCCGGGCCGGCCTTCAACGCGGAGGTGTCACCGGAGTCGGTGGGCCCGGACTCGGGGTCTGGTGGGAAGAAGTCGTCGTCGAAGTCGCTCGGGTCGAGGTCCCCGGTGTCGGTGGTCGCGGCCTCGGTGAGCGCGTAGCGCTGAGGAAAGCCCTGGTAGTCGACGGTGGCCATGTGGGTCGCGATGAGCTTGTTGATGGCGTTCTGGGGGCCGTAGGCGCGCTTGTGTTCGGGTGCGCCGAAGGGCCGGTCGGTACGGAAATGGAAGACGGGGATCTCGCCGTAGTCGTGGTCGATGAGCCACGACTCCGGGTCCGGCTCGCCGTCGTCTTCCGGCGTCGCAAGCCACGGCATCCAGTCGCGTTCTGCGGTGCCTTGCGAGTCCGGCCGGGTGGTCCACCGTTCGATCCGGTCGGGGTAGTACAGCTCTGCCCTGTAGGTCTTGCCCTCGCACCACTTCTTGATGGCGTAGCGCTTCTCGCGCGGGTTCTCCTCGTCGTAGATGACCCGCACGGTCGTCGGCGAGTTGTAGAACATCTGCACATCTTGGACCGTGTCGTTCTCGTCGGCGGCCGGGAGGACGATGAGGTAGGCGTCGCCGAACTCGCAGGCCCGGCGGTGGACGTCGCCAGCCTCCAGGTCCATGCCGTTGCTGTCCCAGACGCCCTGCAGCGCCTCGGCCTGGGTGTCGTCCGGGCTGGTGACGGCGGCGATCTCCAACCGGTCGACGACCGCGTCGACAACGGTGCACGCGAAGTTGAGATCGAAGTCGATGCCGGTGCGCTCCATGGCCCGTTGGACTCGCACGGAGGAGAACACTTCCGGGGCGGTTCCCTCGTAGTAGGCGTCGGCCTTGTCGTAGGCGTGGCGGGAGTCCCTCAGGGACTTGATCCCGTCCCACAGGTCATCGCTCGCCGTCACATCGCCCTCCATCGTCTCGGATCGCGATCACCATAGGAGCCGGGCCAGTTCGGGCT